CTCAAGAGTCGTCTGCACACTAGAACTCTATATTTAAATAGAGGGAAGTGGGCAGAACCTAGGGAATTACCCTAGGTCTCGACTCTCCCTGAGGGCCAATTGCTCGACCCCGTCACCGGATCACTCCGATGACCACCATCCAGGCTTGATGCTGACGCGCCTGGGGCGTCCAGAACGCTCTAAGTGCTTCTCGTCTTGTCCCATGGTTGGCGACCACGGGGAAGTCTCAACATTACGCTGAGACAGACCGGATTCGTAGCAGGGGACTAAACTGAGATGACTCTCAGCACCCCTTAAGGTACTACGAGATTCCAGTCCGAGCAGACACTTAAGAAGAGCACCAGTGTCTCCAAGCTCATCACTTGGAGCTTTGGCCTCCACAACATAGCCCCGAACTTGTGGGCTATGGAGGAATGGGTGCATTCGATCGGATTGATACCCGAGGAATGAAACCCTGCCCAATACCGGAGATGTTGGTAGGACATATGGATAGCCTGCTTTCAGGAGGCTACCCAATTTCTTGTCCAACCATCGGACAGTCTTCCAGTAGCCAGCTAAGTATAGCTGGTTTCTGAGTGAGACTGCCGAGATGACTCCGGGAGCGTCTGTGATCGTGGAAGGTAACGCTTGCCGGACACGGACGAGTGATACGTCCGTTCCATTAAAGTATTCCTTCCCACAAGACTCTCTGAACCTTCCGGTCCAGAAAGACTTGTCCAAACCAACACGAGCACCGAAATGCTCGAGGGTTTGTACGATCATAGGCACATGGTCTACAGGGACAATTAGATCGTCCCCATAAACGCGCACCGAGTTCCGAAAGGACTTAATGTCCTTCCGGGTCATGGTCACGTTAAGCGATCTCTGAATCCCGATGAAGATCATGGTAGTAAATACCATTGCTTCCACCGGGAAGCAAAGTGCTGAACCCATAGACGCGTACTTGGCCAAACGAATTACTCCGTGGCCAGGTACCTCGGCCCGTCTAGACCTGGTTGCATCAAGGGCCCTACTCAATAAGGGCCAATGACCAACCATAGTCCGAACGAGCTGATTGGAGACACGGTCAGATGCATCACTCAAATCGAGTGTTGCTGTTTCGCCGTCAAGCGAAGCATCATGCGCCATTCTCTGATTAGGAGATTGGTCATTGAATCCGATCAGATCACGCAGGAGTTCATCCCTGCCGTGAGCTGCGAGGAAGCATCGTAGAAGAGCTTGCTGTGTATATTGCATACACGTGGGCTCAACTGCGATGATCCTAGGTGCCTTCAACGTCTTAGGTACGGAAACAACTTTCACAGGTTGCTCCATACCAGGTTCGAGGATGTTCACCTCATCTAACTCATCACGAAAGTGAAGGTTAGGAATGAGGTACTCGTAAGACGGAAAGACGTCTTCGAGTCGCCGGGTCCAGGTCCTTGACTGATACTTACCATTACTGGTAAGACCATCAGCTACGGAACCTGGGCCATGTTTAGGTTGGAGTTGTCCATAATGGAGATCTCTCTCCATCTGGGTAAACACCTCTCTAAACAGCAGACTAGACATTTCACGGAACTCAGTCAAATCTTCCTGATTGAGATCCTTGTCTGTCTGGCGGACATCCTGCTCACACTCGACGAAATTCTGCATTGCAGCTCGCGTCCTTGCTGGGGAGCAAGGTACGAGCAATTTGCCAAACATCAGTGTTAATTGACGGATGGCAATTATAGAGTCAATGCAGGGATCGTCGAGTAACGCGCCACTACTCCGGTCGAACACACGGGAGAGATAACCCCCTAAAAAACGGGGGAGACTCCCATCCTTCTCAAAGGAAGGATGTGTCCCGGCTTGGCCTAGGTCCAACCACTTTTGGGTGGCTTTACCTAAGCTCGGCAGGGTTATCGTCAAAAATGATAACCCCTCATGTTCGACTCGACGAGAGACAGTATTAATATCTCTCGTGGCGTCAGTGCAGCATCGGATAGCCGATTCCTCGGCTATCTGGGACCAGAGTGACATTAGGCTTTTCAAACACCCTCCTAACAGAGGTAATGTTTCCTTAGCCTATGCACTTACCCAAGTGGGTGTTAGGATTTATCACCCTAACACGTGGTTGATAAAGCCACGCTCTAACCACTTGCGCCTTCGACGGATGCCGAAGCATGCGGATATCAGACCCTTTCGTTACCAGGCAGCCATTAAGTGCTGCCATAAAGCAACGATTGGGATGGCGACAACGTTGAGAGTGAGCGCTATACCGAAAACAGCCCGAAGGCTTATTCGGATAGAAAACTCAATCCTTCCGCGGTCGTCTTCTGAAAAACCGCCATCGAGGTGAAATGGTATATGGACATGCGCGTCCCGACTTATTGGGAGAGCATGTTTCATAACCAGGAACCTAGCGAATGACGCTGCGCAAGGATACGCTTACTAGGAAGGCTATGCACAAGTAGACTTCTCGAACTAACGAGAAAGTCTTCAAGTGCACTTGGCCGTCTTCGTAGACGCACCTGGCAGACACCATTGCTAGTGTCCCTTCTTCACCCACGAAGCCATTACGACTCACCACCCAAGAGCTTGGTGATGAGCGCATCGCTCGACGCCGTATACAGGGTTTTGAATCCCGTGTAGACAGCGAGCGCCTCAGTAGCCGTGTAGCCAGCGACCGGAAGGTCAAAGACGATGTAGTTACTCATCGACACTTTGACATTCTCAGTCGGGCGAAACGGATCTGAGGTGAGCTTCGAATGGTTGATCCTTAGCAAGTGCCGATTCCGCTTCCCCAGATCGTGGGAAGCAAGAAGCTGCACGAGCGAGTCACTACTCTGGTAGATGGATTCATCCTCTTCCACACTTACGCGTGGAAGGGGGATGGCCACTGCAGAAATAGTGACTGTTTGAGGATCAGTAAATGCCATAGGCATCACTCCTAGGACTCGGGTCTCGAGCCCCAATGGCGCTCGGACCAATTGACAACATCACTCTGTTTAAGGGCTAGAACACGCCCTTTATACCCTTAGTCAAACCAAGGGCAACAGAGATGGCTATTTGGCGAGGCGATAAACCTGACCAGGTTAAGCCGAACCCAAATGGTGACGCCTTTACTCGCCGTTTACTTTCCAAAGTAACGACGATTGGAGACGGTATGGCGCGAGGATCTGAAAGACCCCCACGCTTCATACAGAAGTAAGTATCGGTCACTGTGATGTGTTCCATCACGTAACCGTACTTCATCACCAAGCCATCGGTGGCCCAATCCGAGAGATTAGCTACTACATCTCCCGCATTGGAAAACCAGTCAATGGCCCATGTCCACGGAGCAGCATTCCATAGGACTTCAGGCGTAAGATCCAGACCTAGTAGTGTCTGAGCCTTACGTGCCTTCGCCACCATTCCCAGCCTGGAATTGTATCCAGCGGGTAGATGGTAAGTGAAGGCTCCTGAAAACCACACCTCTCTCTTGGTGTGGCGTTTCCTATAGGTCTGATCCGTACTGCCACCTGCGTAAAGAATGCCCGAGAAATCACCAAAGGTCCAACCTGGGGAGAACTCTGTCCCAGTGAAAGACCCGGTGTTCGCTCGAGCAGTTCCGAGCAAGGTGACAGTTTCGGACTCTTCTACAGGAAAACCATAACCGCGCCTCGTCACTCGTCCGGAACCACGCTCAAACTGTTCAAGAACAGAATGAGCATGGATGACCTGTTGAGCAATATGCTTCAGGTCACCGATGAGTGGATCCCAGCCGAATTCCTTATTAAGATACTCATCGCCTAGAGTTCGGGCTTTGAATACCTTCTCCTTCACAAGGGTCATCCCAAACAAATGGGGTAAACCCTCGGTCCGGAGTTCGATAAGGAAGTTAGCTGCTTGGGCGACGTTGTTGGTGGGAGCACACCGAGCAATTGCTGTAGTTCCAGAAACGTTCAACGACGGTGAAGTCGCTGGCGTTGGAGGAACTACGATACCCGGTGAGGGAATTCCTACGTAGATAGGGCCTCGATAATCGAGAACCTTATCGAACGAGAAATTTATCTCCTCGGTTCCGGTGATGTGCTGAGTGTGCCCACCAAGGGCACGCACAGTCACCTTCTGGGTGAAAAATTCACCCCCAACATCGTATTTATTGGTCTCCTTACGAGCCCCCTTATTAAAGGACCCAGATACTCCAACGAACACTTGTTCGTAGAGCATCTGAAGTTCTTTATCAAAGGAAGGCTTGTTCGGACGACCAAAATCGGCATGGTTCTCGCTATCAGTTATCTGATAGCTCCGAAGGGTAGATGGAGCAGGACGGAACATAGGCCATTGACTCGTGAATTTCGAATCAATAGTCTTAGTAACGTGACCCTGTCTCCATATCGAAGCCTTGGCCATACCGCCCTCTGAGTAGAGGTCCGGTAATGACCGGGACTTTCGGATGAGTGTAATACTCACCTCCCTTCAGATTGTAGAAGCTGACGTCAGGTCCCTGGAGGGGTTAAATCCTCCAGATGCCCGACCAACAGTAGAAGAGATTCTACCATAGGTCGGGCTGATGTTGCATTGGCCAGGGGGCCCCTCGCGGGGCC